CAAAAAATGCAAACCCAATTACAGGAGATCCAAGACCAAACGAAATTTTGCACTATAAGGAATACTCACCACTAAATACTTTTTACGGGATTCCTGACATTATGTCTGCAATTTCTTCTTTACACGGAGACCAGCTAGCTTCCCAGTACAATATTGATTACTTTGGAAACAAGGCTGTGCCAAGGTACGTGGTTACTCTTAAGGGTGCAAAGCTTTCTGGGGACGCAGAAGACAAGATGTTCAGATTCTTGCAGACAAATCTTAAAGGACAGTCTCACAGAACTCTTTACATTCCATTGCCTGGTGACACAGACAACAACAAGGTTGAGTTTAAGATGGAGCCTATTGAGAATGGGGTTCAGGAAGCATCCTTTAACCAGTATAGAATTCGTAACCGTGACGACATCTTGGTGGCTCACCAAGTTCCACTATCTAAGATTGGTGGAGGGGATGCCTCTGCCATCGCTGCTTCTATTGCTCAAGACCGTACTTTTAAAGAGCAGGTAGCTAGACCAGCCCAGAGAAACCTGGAAAAAATCATTAATAAGATTGTTCGTGAAAAGACAGACATTGTTCAGCTAAAGTTTAACGAGCTAACTCTGACAGACGAAGTGACCCAGTCACAGATTCTTGAAAGATACGTAAAGACTCAAATCATGGTGCCTAACGAGGCCAGAGAAATTTTGGGGCTACCTCAGCGTTCTGATGGCGATGAGCCATTTGAGCTATCTTCGAGGCAAGCCACCGATACTAGAGCTAATCTAGCAGACAACAGACAAAGGGATAGGGAGAGGGCCAACAACCAATCAGACGGTCCAGCCACAACATCTGGAAGAAATCCAGCTGGAGAAGGCAGATCGTCAGAATAAGTTTTCCACAGTTTTTAATAAGATATCCACAACTTATTAACAATTGTGTAAAAAGGGTCCTATAATTGTACTAGTATGACTATATCTAAAGCACACTGGAATACAGAGGGCGACAGCGTCCGTCTGTCGATGCCTTTCAGCAAGGTTGATGAGGAACGAAGAATCGTTTCTGGATTTGCCACACTTGACAACGTAGACAAGCAGGCAGATATTGTAACGGCAGAAGCTTCTGTAAAGGCATTCTCAAAGTTCCGTGGCAACATCCGTGAAATGCACCAGCCAATTTCTGTTGGAAAAATGGTTGCTTTCAAGGAAGACAAATACTTCGATCCAGAGTCCAAAAAGTTTTATTCTGGTGTCTATGTGTCTACATATATTTCAAAGGGTGCGCAAAGCACCTGGGAAAAGGTTCTAGACGGAACCTTGTCTGGTTTTTCTATTGGTGGTAAGATGAATAAGTGGGATGACGCTTATGACGAGAGTATGGAAAAAAAGATTCGCATTATCAAAGAATATGATCTTGTCGAGTTGTCTCTTGTAGATAGCCCAGCAAATCAGTTTGCGAATGTTCTTTCTGTTGAAAAGGTTGATGGTGTTGATGTTATCAAGGGTGACCTTGCAGACACTGTAATCGAAAATGTTTTTTACGACCAAGACAACGGTATCGTAACCTTGTCCGATAATGATTCTGAGGTTAGCCCACTTACTGGTGCACCGATGAAGAACATAGGTTTCGTTGAAAAAACTGACAGCGAAAAAACAGATATGATAAAGTTCTTAGTAGATAGTGCTAAAGGCATTAAAACTGAGATTAACAAGGAGGTAAGTCCTATGACTGACACAACAAATGAGGTAGCTCCAGAAGCTCCAGCAGAAGATGCTGTAGTTGAGGACGCTGCTGTTGAAGAATCACAGGTCGCTCCAGAGGCAGATGCAGTAGTTGAGGCAGAAGCAACAGAGGCAGAGGTTACAGAAAAGTCGGACGATGTTCCTTCTGAAGATGTAGCAGTTGAGGAAGTTGCTGAGGAAGCTCCAGCTGACGAAGTATCGAAGTCAGATGACACCCTAGTAATTGAGGCATCTATTGCCGATGTTAAAGATGTTGTCACAAAAGCCTTTAGCGATCTAACTGCAGTAGTTCAGGCACAAGCTGAACAAATTGCAGAACTACACAAGTCTATTGCAGCAGTAAAAAATGAGGTAACTGCAAGCAAGGACGTGTTTAACGAGTTTGGAAAGAGGGTAGATGCTGTGGAGGCAGACACCGCTTTCCGTAAGTCTGGCGATCTCGGCGAGATTGTACAGGAACAACCAGTAATGGTTGAAAAATCCCTATGGGGCGGACGTTTCCTCAAAACTGCCGATTTATTTAATTAATGAAAAATCACTTAGGAGGTGACAATATGTCGGAAGAGATTATTAAAAACAATCCAGATAGCGCAGGAGCCGATTCTGGGCTATTTAATGGAGAAGGTGCATTCGCATCTGGTGGCATTGGAGGTGTAACAAATCCTGGAGCTTCAACTCTTGGAAACATTCCAACTGCCAACTTTGGTACTACAACTGGTCCTAATGCCGTAAATCCTTCGGGTGATGCAGCAAGCGGTATCCTACGCCCTGAACAGGCACGTCGTTTTATTGACTACGTATGGGATGCTACAGTTCTCGCCAAAGATGGTCGTCGTGTAACTATGCGAGCCAACACAATGGAGCTAGAGAAGGTTAATGTTGGAGAGCGTGTTATCCGTGCAGCAGCACAGGCAACAGGTGACTACACAAACACTGGAGCTACATTTAGCAAGGTAGAGCTTACCACAAAAAAGATTCGTCTTGATTGGGAAGTTTCTGCTGAGTCGCTTGAAGATGGTATTGAAGGGGCTGCACTAGAGGACCACTTGGTTCGTCTAATGACAAACGCCTTTGCCAATGACATCGAAGACCTAGCAATCAATGGTATCGGAACAACCCAGAGCGGTGCGTTCCTTGGTATCATGGAGGGCTTTGTCAACAAGGTAAAGACCAACAACGATGCACACGAGGCTGTTGTAACAGTATCTGACAATGCATGGACCCCAGAGGTTATGCAGAAGATTATTCTTGCAATGCCACGTAAGTATCGTGCAATCAAGTCAAACCTTAAGTTCTACGCTGGAACCGATGCGTTCCAGGGTATTCTTAAGAACAACGGTACTCTAGCAGACGCTATTGCCGAGGCATTTGCTGGTACTCCAGCAGGTACCCCAGCAAACCGTCAGGCTTACCTAGATGGCGCTGGACAGACATTCGGAGGAGCACGTACTACTCGTGTTCTTGGAATTGACGTTCAGGAAGTTCCTTACTACCCAGCAGGATATGTAGACCTTACATTCCCAGCTAACCGTGTATGGGGTTTCCAGAGAGACATCACTGTAAACCGTGAGTACAAGCCAAAGAAAGACACAATCGAGTACACAGTATTCGTACGCTTTGGTGTAACTTGGGAGGAAGAGGACGCTATTGCGTTCGCTGACGCAGACGGCTCAGATTCTTAAATCTTAGTCTAACCATTTGATGGGGGCAGGAGCTTAGGCTTCTGCCCTCTTCTTATTATCTGATATAATTGATAGTAGGAGGAACTATGAACGACACTACAAACACAGACATTGTTGCAGACCAGCTAAAGATTAAAGCTGGAAAAGTAACGGAGTCGTCTTCATCAATTGACGATTCAATCATATCATCAAAAACAGCAGATTCAAAAGCACCAAAAAAGCCAGCCCTAACCCTAGTTGCCGATGGAGTAATTGGATCAGGAAAGGCGGACCTTTCTAAAAAAGAAAAGCCTGCATCTGCAAAAAAGGAAGAAGACAAGGTTGCTTTGTTTTCAACCAAAAACGTATTCTGGGATGGCTACGGACACCTAAACCGTGGTTATAATATTGTTAGTAAAGCAAAAGCTGAAGTCTGGCTGACTCGTGGTCACGTAAGGCTTGCAACACCAGAAGAAGTCGCTAACGCATTCGGAAAGTAATATAATGGAAATTCTGAGGGTACCACCCTACAACACGGTTGCTAGGATTGGAGTAGAAAACCCATCTACACCATATCCAGTAATCGTCCGTGACCTGGCGGACAACTCAGTAACCACTCTAACTATTACATCCAATGCAGATTCAGAAGTTCTTGTAGAGCTTCCACAAGAATATGACAACTCTTATCAAGTTGATATCTTTACCGATAGCACTTATGTAGACATCACCAGGCCATATGTGGACCCAAAAACAAAGGGGACGACCCTTTCTGAAATTGGCGAATATGCAAAGCATGAAGAGTTGGCTAGAGCAATAATTGACTCAATTGTTGATGGAGGATTTTACTATCGCAAAAAGGTTTTTGAAACCAGCGGACTAGGAGCAGACTATATCCCGCTCTGGATCGACGGTAAAAAGATTTTGTCTGTATACGAAAATAACGTTTTGGTAACAGACAGATATTATGAGATTACCGCAGACAAGACTGCAATTACTCAAAGCTATACGGGAACTCTAAACAGAGATGATGCCGCACCTAACCTTCTCCCTGGAGCAGGATCAGACATGCAAGACTACCCGTTGTTTTACGGATCAGCTTTTCCTAAAAACTATGACTACAAGTTTGTGCTTGAGGTAGGCTATAAAACCCTTCCAGGAGACCTTGTGAGGGCTACAGAGCTACTTATAGAAGATATTGCTTGTGGTAAGCTAGACTATTATAAGCGGTACATAGCGGACTACAATACGGATCAGTTTAAGATTAAGTTTGACGGACAAGTTTTTGAAGGAACAGGGAATCTGCTTGTAGACAAGATACTTTCTAAGTATGTAAAGCCTATTAAGACAATCGGAGTGTTATAATGCCGTGTGGAGATAAGACAGACTTTGTCTTCCCCATGGAGGCAGATATTTATTACCCAATTACAGAACAGGGTGCGTACGGCAACATTGAAAAAACTTGGGTTTTAGACAGAACAGTTGGCTGCGCATTTAGTTCTGCTGGGACAGCTGGAAAAGAAGAAGTCAAGCCAACAGTTAACATAACAAAAGACATAACCCTTATTGGTAGAATTAGAGAAGACATTAGATTTTCTAGCCGTGAAACTGGCAACGCTATTACCAACGTTATTATTACAAATATTCGTGATAAAAACTGCAATCCAATATATGTAGAAACAGCTGGCCCACGTGCTGGAAAGTCAACAATCTTTGAGATAGCTACCAACGACCCATTCTCTGGTCCTTTTGGCAACATAGAATATTACAAGGTTATTGTGCGTAGATCCGATAATCAGGGGGTAGACGTATGAGATACAAGTTTGACAACCGCAGCTTCATAAAAGACATGAAAAACGTAATGAACTATTCAACTGGCTTTCTTGACGGAGTTCAGCTAGGCAAGGCTCGCTTTATGAGAGTAATGGGTGAGCACACTATTGAAATGCTAAAGCAATACGTAGACTCAAATGCTAGGTTAAATCCAGATCTTTTACACCACATCTACGAATGGCACGAAACGGGGTCTCCAAACTCTAGACTTTTTGATCTAGATTATACTATTAGTAATCTTGGACTTTCCATTAAGTCAACTTTTAGTCAGTCGTCATCTATTAAAAATGGGTCTAACGTTCCATTCTATGACAAGGCAAGGATTATGGAGTATGGGGTTCCAGTAACAATTAGACCAGTTCAGGCACAAGTTTTGGCCTTTGAAGAAGATGGAGAACAGGTTTTTACTAGGGGTCCAGTAACAGTAAGTAATCCTGGAGGAAACGTAGAGGGGCAATACGAAAAGGTTTTTGACTCTTTCTTTAGCAAATACTTTACTCAGGCTTTTCTAAGAAGCAGCGGCATTGCTGACTACCTAGAAAATCCAGGAGCATACAAGAAAAACCTTTCTTCTGGTAAGTCACGTGGTAGGTCTGTTGGGGTGTCTACAGGATTCCGATGGATTGTTAATGCAGGTCTTGGAGGAACAACCTAATGTCTATTTACTACCCACCAATTTTTATTAATGCCTATTTGTCTTCAAGAGTCCCAGAAAGCTTGCCAGATAAGTTTACTGGAGATTTTAAGTTTTTTCCTACACTGCCAACAGACATCGATTCCCTAACTTCGACTTTTCCAGAAGCAGCCAACAACGTATTTGCAGTTTATGACAGAATGTTAAAGATGCGTAGAGGACCTTTTCCACACATCAAGAGTGAGCAATTGTTGTACTATTTTTACAAAACTGCTGGAGATCCAGAAGCTTTGATTGAAACAACTCAGCTAGTTCAGGACCTGCTGGATAGAGAAGATGAGTCCGCCCAAGAGTTAAATGCTTTTGTAAAGTCTTATCAGGCCGCAAACCCTGGAACTCCAGTTTTGCCAAGCGGAGGAATAGCCAGCACAGCCTATCTAGCTAACCCGTCAAACCCAAGAGTTCTTACAGCTAGGTTTGGTGGAAAAGACTTTTTCTTGCCGTTTTTTCACAAAATCAAGGTATATCAGCTAGAAGAAACCAGGGACATTATAGACTTTGGTACAGCCAGAACCTATGCTGGCAACAAAATGATTATAGATTACGACTGGCACAAGTCAAACAATTTTTAAAAGGCCTGTTATACTTAATCTTGAGGAAACACGCCTTCTATCTATTTAAGGAAAAAGAGGTGAAATAATATGGCATATACACGTGGTTCTAGCGCAAACATCATTGTTGGTGCAGCAGCGCTATTTACATACGAAGCTGGTCCAATTGGACAGGTGACTACAGGCCTTAACGCAGGAGCGCTTACAAACACTCAGGCAGAAAGCGACCTACCAGCACTTGCTCCAGACGTAACCTACCGTAACACGCTGACAGCTGATTCCGATTACCGTAACGTTGGTTACACAATGAACGGTCTAGAGATTCAGTTCCAGCCTGATTTTGGTGAGGTGCAGGTCGATCAGGTTCTTGACGTTGCAAAGCTATACAAGCAAGGTATGCAGGTTAACCTGAACACTACATTTGCTGAGTCTACACTAGAGAACTTGCTCTTCGCAGTTGCAGGATCTCCAGATGACATTACTCCAGCTACAGGTACAGGCGCAACAACTGGTCGCTTTGCTGGAAACAAGGTTATGAACATGTCTGCTGGTGACATTGGAGAATGTCCAGTAGAGCGTGGTCTAGTCGCAGTTGGTCCAGGTACAGGTGACTGTGCTGAAGGTGACCAGATCGAGCGTATCTACGTAGCATACCGTGCACTCTCAATTGAGAGCGTTACAGTATCTGCAAAGCGTGACGAGGCAACAATGTTTGAGGTAAGCTTCCGCTTGCTTCCAAACGACGATGCTTCTTACGGTAAGATCGTAGACCGTACTCTGTCTGCAGTTAGCTAACAGTAACTAAATAACTTAATATAGGAACTGCTCAGGTATAACTTGCCTGGGCAGTTTCTTTTTGCTATAATAGATATATGGCCACCAAAATATACGATAGCGCATCCGTCAAGACTGTAGACGACGTAGATATTTATATCACCCCCTTAAAGATTAAATACTTAAGAGAATTCCTGATAGTTTTAGAAAAGGTCAGATCTGCGGCAAATGACGATGAGGCCATTAGTTTGCTGGTAGAGTGTGCTAGAATTTCTATGAAGCAGTACTACCCAGAAATAAAAACCACAGAAGACTTAGAGGACTCTTTTGACCTGCCAACGATATATAAGATTATTGACGTAGCAGGAGGGATTAAGGTTAGCGAAAAGTCTGAGGAGCCTGTAAAGCAGCAGGCAGTTGAAAGTGGTACTACTTGGGAAAAGCTTGATTTAGCCAAGCTAGAGTCAGAAGTTTTTCTTTTAGGAATTTGGAAAGACTATGAAGAGCTGGAAACATCGTTGTCTATGCCAGAGCTAGTGGCCACACTTGAGTCAAAACGAGAGCTAGACCATGAGGAAAAAAGGTTTCTTGCAGCAATCCAAGGGATTGACATAGATAAGGGCAAGAATAATGGCCAGGATGCCTGGCAAAAGATGAAAGCCAAGCATTTTAGCGGAGGAAGAACAGCTGACGCAAATGACGTGGTGGCTCTTCAAGGAGCTAACGCAGCCAAGGCAGGGTTTGGTATTGGTATGGGCCTTGGGTACCAAGATTTAACCAAAAAAACTAAGTGATTGTGTTATAATTAGATAAACCTATTTCGGAAGGAAATGAATAATGGCAACAACAATTAATGAGCAGAGCACCATCAAACTAATTGATGGAACAGAAATTGCGGTACGTCCGCTAAAGATTTCACTACTACGTGAATTCACTAAGAAATTTGAGGGTATTGCAAAGGTAGCAGAAGACAATGAAAAGTCTATCAACCTGCTAATGGAGTGTGTCCAGATCGCTATGAAGCAGTACAAGCCAGAACTAGCGACAGACATTAAAGAGTTGGAAGAGCAGCTTGACTTGCCAACTGTTTACAGAATTGTTGAAGAGGCATCGGGCGCACGTCTGAGCGATCTTAACAATCCTGCAAGTCGCTAAAAGGGAAGTGTAGTGAATGGCTGATATTCAGTCAAATATTAGAATAGATATTGATACTAGCGCAGCGCTAGCAAACATCAAGAATCTACAGCGAGAAATATCAGCCTTTCATACCGCAATGGCGAAGGGGTCAGCCGCTAACGCTGCGGCTGCCTCTAACCTTCAAAAAGATTTAATTCAGTCTCTAAACGCTAGCGGCAAATTTGCTGCAAGCATGACCAATGTCAGAACGACAACAGAGTCATTTACAAACTCACTAGAAAAAAACAAGTTCTCCCTTGGAGAATATTTTAGGTATGCTGGGGCATCCACAAAAACTTTTGGCAAAAACTTTGCTGCCGAGTTTGCAACAATAAACAAAGTCGCTCGTGAACGAGTAAAAGACTTACAGACTCAATACATTCAGCTAGGCCGTGATGCTAACGGTGCAATGCAATCTATCAAGGTTCGTCCACTTGTTCTTGACATGGAAAACCTAGCAACACAAACTGCAATCAATGCTCAAAAACAGCAACTTTTTAATCAGCTTTTAAAGCAAGGATCTACCAACCTTCTTAACTGGGGTAAGAATACTCAGTGGGCTGGTCGTCAGCTCATGGTTGGATTTACTCTTCCACTAAGCGTTTTTGGAAGCATGGCTGCAAAAACATTTATGGATCTAGAAAAGCAGGCTATTCAATTTAAGCGTGTTTATGGCGACTTAATGACTGGCGAAGCTGAAACCAATGCCATGGTTGAAGAAATTCAAACTCTTGCAAGAGAGTTTACTAAATATGGTGTAGCGCTTACAGACACGATGGACCTTGCAGCGCAGGCAGCAGCTACTGGTATGACTGGTGCAGCTCTAACCGCACAGGTAACTGAAGCAACAAGGCTAGGTGTTCTGGGTAACGTAGAGCTTGGCGAAGCTTTTAAGACCACTATATCTATAACAGATGCCTTTGGTGTTGCGACAGAAGACCTTGCAAATAAAATTGACTTCTTAAACGCAGTTGAAAACCAAACCATTACTTCTATTGCAGACCTAACCATTGCAGTTCCAAAAGCTGGTCCAGTTGTTAAGCAGCTTGGTGGAGACGTAGAAGACCTAGCATTCTTGCTAACAGCTATGCGAGAAGGTGGAATTAACGCATCTGAAGGTGCTAACGCTCTAAAATCTGGTCTTGCATCTCTCATTAACCCAACTGGGGTTGCTAGCGACATGCTTAGAGGCTTTGGAATTAATATCCAAGCCATTGTTCAGCAAAACAAAGGTGACGTTGTTGGGCTTGTAACTGATTTTGCTAGAGCGCTAGACGGGCTAGATCCTCTAAACAGAGCCAAGGCAATTGAACAACTTTTTGGTAAATTCCAGTTTTCTCGTCTATCAACTCTTTTCCAAAACGTAATTAGAGATGGTACCCAGGCAAGTAGGGTTCTAGAATTAACAAACGCTACAGTAGAAGAGCTGGCACAGCTATCTAGCCGAGAGCTTGGAAAAATTGAAGAGTCTTCTACATTTAAATTCCAGAAAGCAATTGAGGATCTAAAAGCTGCAATTGCTCCAGTTGGAGAGGAATTCCTAAAAGCAATTACACCAGTTATTGAATTTGGAACTAAGCTTTTAGAAGAGTTTAATAAGCTTGATAGCGGAGTTAAGGGCTTTATAACAGGAGCCACTCTACTATTCGCTGGCCTTGGTCCAGTTGTTCTAATGGTTGTTGGTCTGCTTGCGAACGGTGTTGCAAACCTAATCAAGGGTGTTGGAATGATTGGCCAGGTATTCCAAAAGCTTCGTGGTCAGGCTACTGGTGTTGGAGCAGAAACAAGCTACATGACAGAAGAGCAGATTCGCTCACTTTCCGTAGCTGCCTCCCTAGACCAGGTGCATTCAAAACTAAAACAAACATTCACCTCTGAGGCAGCTGCAGTTGACTTGCTCACAGCAGCATACACAAGAAGTCTTAATGCACAAAGAGCATTCTCTGTTCCAGGCGGTGTTGCTAGAGGAACTACGCCAACTCAAAAGTATGCTAATGGAGTTGTTTCAGTTCCAGGACCAAAGGGTGCAGGAGATATTGTTCCAGCAATGCTTTCTCCTGGAGAAGCGGTTATTCCAGCTAAGCATGCAAAGAAGTATGCCCCTCTAATTCAGGGTATGATTGCAGGAGATCTTCCAGGTTACGCAAAGGGCGTCTTCTTGGGAATGCCACAATCTGCAAAGTCAGTATCAAAAAACCGTACCGCTGCAGATGAAGTTTATGAGATGTTTAAAAAGAGTTCGTATGCTAATGTTCCTCCTACAAACTACGGTCACCAAATTAGCAAAACTACTGGACACAGCTTCCCAATCTTTGGGCTGGGCGGAGTATACCAAAAGGGTAACAAGCAGGTATTCGTAAAGCCAGTACTAGATGAAAAAGCAGCACTTGCTGAAATGCGTTCGACTGAAATTTCTAGAATGGCACACGGCCTAGAGGCTCCACAGCAAAGAATTGTAGTTATTAAAGATCCAATGGACGTAAAGGGCATAAGAAGATTCTTGGCTCTAGAGTCCGATCTTGATGCCAAGTTTGTTAATACTCAGCCAATGGGTGTGTTTAACGAAGAGCAGTACTTTAGACAGCTTACTGCATCTCTTCTTCGTGTTGATAAAGATTTGTCTGGTTCAAACGTTTACGGAAACGTAGTTGCAGACGCTGGTCCAGCTGGGGTATTTAATAGGGCATCTGGGCTAAGAGATTATGACAGAAACTTGCCTTCAATGGAAGAGCAAGCAATCATTAATCTACTTGGAATTAAGGGTGGTGCTAAGAGAGCTTTTGCAGAATCAACCCTTGGACTGATGGCTGGACTAACTCCAGCCCAGTACCACCAAAAGATGATTGCAGAAATAACAAAGGTTCTTCCAAAACTAAAGCAGACTGTAGCATCATTTGGACTAACAAACCCAACTGAGGTTGGACTTTACGATGACATGATTAGAAGGCTCGAAGCTGGTCTAGGCGTTGACTGGAGCAAGTTCCATGCCGTACACTCAAATGTTAAGATTGCAACTCCTAGAAAGCCAAAGGCTGTTCCAGGATTCTCTAAGGGAACTCCAATGGTTCCAGGTACTGGTAAGGGTGATAAGATTGCTGCATTCCTAGAACCAGGCGAAGCAGTTATCCCAGCTGCCGTGGCAAAAAAGAACCGTGGATTTATTGCTGCAATGATTGAGGGCAGTATCCCTGGATTTGTAAGAGGTTCAGTAAACGTTCCACAACAGGTGCGAGGAACCACTACAGTTCCTGCAGCAAGTTACCAAATAGATACAGCTAGACAAAAAACTGCTAGAGATCTTGAGCTTTATGCTCAGCAATTTAGACAATCTGTTGATAATGGAGAAGACATTATTGAAGAAGTCTTTGCAAGACTTGCTGACAGGACTGGCTTAACTCTTCAAAACTTTAAGGCAGAGCTTGAGGTTGTTGCTACAGAGTTTGGCGGAATGAGGCCAGGACAAGCTACAAAAATAGCTACAGGAAAAGAGCTTGAAAGAAAAGCTTCTGCTTCTGGAAAAAGAGGTGGAGTAGAAGCAAATCTAGTCGCAGCCAAGGGTGCAGCTGGGCAAGAAGAATTCGATAGAGCTACCGCTTCGGCAAATGCTGGCAAAGCTGCAATGCTTGAGTACTATGAGTCAGTTGGAATGACTGCAGAAGAGGTTGCTGGCAAAGTAACTCAGGCTGGAGAAATACACAGGGCTCACCTTGCAGAAGTTGATGGTGTCGGAAAACAATTTGAAGAAGGTTGGAATGAAGACCTTTGGGTAGCTCAAGCAGCATTTGAAAATCAGCTAAGCAACGCAATCAAATCCTCTGGTCCGATAAGAGATCTTTACACAGAAAACTTAAACAATCTTACTGAAGAGCAAGCATCAGAAGATCAAAAGCAAGAAATTCTTAGAAAGATAAATGCCAACCTTGCTTTAACTGAAGAAGAGCTACAGATTCAGGCTCAAGTTTTAAGAAACATCTTAGACGATAGCGAGATTTTGAGCAATCTGTCTCCAGACTTTATTGCAAATGCAAAGGCTACAGTTGCTGGTGCCGATGCTAGGGCAGCTCAAGGCCCAGCCAGCCCAGGAGTCGGCTCTCGCACTCCAGCTCAAATTGCTAATGCTCAAGCAAATCTTACCGCCGCAATGGCACAAGGAAACGCCGAAGCAGATGGAAGAGCAACTCCAGTTCCAGTAACAGATGCTGGTAGGCGAATAGTTGAAAGAACTAATAGACAGCTTGCAGAAGCGGTAAACGATGCTTCTGGAGCTAGTTCTCCTTCAAGAGAAATGGACCAGTCTAGTGAAAACCTTGTTAGCGGTGCAAAGCAAGGATTAGAGTCTGGCAAGGATGACATGTTTGTTGCTGGAGAGCAGCTTGCAAACTCTGCCGAGGCAGGAGCCACTGGAAATAGAAGAACTATGGGTCCAGCTCCTGCCGTTCAATTCTCTAATCAAACTGAATCCCAAAAAGCTACTAAGGCAACTGGTCCAGTCCCGATAGCCCATCCAGCACTAGTTGCTTTGGGGGTAGCCTCTCAAAACGCTTCTAAGGCAAACGAAGAAAATGCTCAAAGAGCTTCAAAGTTGGGCAGGGCATTTGAAAATACTGGAAACACGATAACAAGTTTGTCTATTGGTGTTGCTAGCCTAGGTGGAATTCTTTCTATGTTTGGTGGTCAGTTTGGAGAACTTTCTGGCGCAATTTCTATGATTTCTGCTGGCCTTTTTGGACTAATCCAAATTGTTCAAGCGGTAACTGCAATGAAGCTACAGGAATTAATTGTGGGAAGAAAAGCTATAGCAATGAAAGCTATTGAGGCTGCAAAGTCAGCCATGGGCGCTGCAGCTGCAGGAACTCTTGCTGGAACTCTTACAATTGCAAGAGTGGCAATGACTGCATTCCTGGGTCCTATTGGTCTTGTAGTTTTGGCAGTAACAGCACTTGCAACAATTATTGGATTTACTATTGCCGCTAAGATAAAAGAAAAAGAAGCAATTACTGCTATGGGTAACGCAGCTTTTGTTACTGCTGACCAGATAAAAAAGCTTGGAGAGATTTATGGGTTTACTGCACAAACTGGAACACTGGATACTGCATTCCAGGGCGGAGGAACGACTTCTCTAGAAGCTGAAAAGGTAGCTGCTGAAAGATCTGCCGATGAAGAGTTCCTGAAAGAGTATGCAGCAGATATTGAAGCTCTTAAGAGTGCGGGAGATGAACAAGCTCAAATAATTTTGCAATCAATTGCTGAAGGTGTTTCTGCTGGAGGTGCTCCCCAAGCGGTAGTAGAGGGTATTATTAAGGCCCTAGCAGACGCAGCTGGAAAGAAAAACCTTGACCTAACCTTCTCATCTATAGATGTTAAAACAAATCCATCTCAGGTTGGAGCTGCTTTAGAACAAGCCATGGGGGCTTTGCAACAAAACCCAGTTTCTGGGCAGGGAACTGGTGGTGCAGGATATAGGGCTTATGGCACTGTAGATGTTCCTGATACAACAGCCGCACCAACAGCTGAAACCTCTCTTGTCGCAGGCGCTTTGGCCTCAAGCCTATCATCCATGAACACTATGCTTGTAAATGGTCAAATGGATGCCACAGAGTTTAATGCAGAAATGGCAATCTTAAACCAAAACTTTGCAAGCCTAGACGAAAAAACAGCAGCCATTGTTCTTCCAGATTTAGCAACGCAACTTGGTGCCACAGAACTTCTTGAAGGAATTACTAGCACTACCGACGCTTTCTTAATTCTTCAAGCTGCCGCAACTGGTCTAAGTGCTGACGAGGTAGCAGATTATGCAAATGCACTTAAGGAAGCAGAAGAGGCAGCTAAAGATGGAACTCCAGATGATGCAAAAACTAAAAAGGCTGATGACGCTAGAAAAGCATTAAACACCGTTGTAAGGGATGGAGCTCAAGCAACTATAGAGCTAACCGCATCACAAAAAGCTCAGGCTGACCAAGAGGCAGCTATTGCAGAAGGGCAGGAAGCTTCTCTTGCAATGCAAGAGCAAATTGACAAGATTAAAGAACAAGACCTTGCATACCAAACTTTGATAGCTAATGGAATTGGTGCAGCAGAAGCAGTGAAGATGGTTTCGGATGCTAACTTCTTGTCTGCATTCTCTGCAGAAACAAATGCAGCAGGCCAACAGCTAGTAATTGATAAATGGAAAGAACTTCAGGGCCTTCTTGCTAGTTCTCCTTTCCAGGCAGCATCAAGGACGTTCAGCGGCGGTGGGGCACCAAAGAAAACACCACTACAAGAAGCTATTGAAGATCTTAAAGAACAGCAAAAGCAAATTAGAGAGGCTAGCTCTGCTTACAGCAAGCTTCGTGACGCAGGCTTGAGTATTGGGGAAGCCTTTAGGGCAGCAAAAGATCCAATCCTTGCAGCCGCAATTGCAACCACTCAGGTTGGAACACAAAAATGGAGAGAGCTCCTGGAGCTTATTCGAGCAGTGGATGCTGCAACTAAGAACCTTTCTAACAAAGACGCTTTTATTGAAACAAGAAATCTTAACAACATATCGGCAGACTTTGCGAAGATTATTCCACAGCTTAGCGCTATGGGATTAAGCTTAGAGTCTATTGAAACAATTCTTTCTAACCCAGATATGGCTGAAGCACTAGCAGCAGACCTAGCAGATGGAGCCCTGTCCGCAGGCTGGATTGCAAAGTATCTTAATGAGTTGCGTCGCCAGCAAGCAATTGAGCTTCAAATAAAGCTTGCAACACCAGAAGGCATGGAAGAGGTTGCCTCAGAAGGAGTTAGTAATGCACTTGCTGGACTAGATGCATTAGAAGCTCAGGTACAGCTAGACTTCCAGATGGGAACAAATCTTAGCGGACAAAACGCTGACTTAATTAATACAGCAGAACTTGAAGAAACAATTGCCGATGCACAAGAGGCAATCGCACAACATCAGTTCGAGCTCGATGATTATGAGGCCTCTCTTCAAGGAATTGCAGAACAAGAAGAAGAAATTAACAAGGCATATGATGGCAGACTTGAAGCAATTGAAAAAGCTAATGAGGCTAATGGAGAAATGGCTGCAAGACAAGAGTCTCAGCTTACCGTTGCAGAAGCGCTATCAAGAGGTGACATTGCAGCAGCTGCAAAGGCAGCCCAAGAGCTTAGGGCAAAAGAAGCACAGCAAAGGCTCGAGGCACAGCGTAGAACAATTGAGGCAGCTAGAGAGAGAGCCCTTGGGCAAGTAAGGTCTGCAGACGGAAAATCGAGAGCAGAAATTGAAAAAGAAATTAAAAGAATTAAAGATGAAATTTTTGACATTGAAGAAAAAACTCTTGAGCCAGCTCAGAGAGCGCTAGAAAATGCAGACTATATACAAAACTCAATTATTCAATCTTTGACTTACTTGGGGCAGACAAGGGCACAATGGGAGGCAAACCAAAATGCTATTGATATAGCACGTATTAAGTCTGAAGCATACAAGCAGAGTATTGTTGACGCTATTGCTTTAATTCCACAACTAGCTGCAGCATGGGCAAACGTAAACTCTAACCCAGTATCGCTAACTGGACCAGCCAGCCAACCAGTAAACGACCCACCACCAGCAGCCCCTAGGCCTACTGGCCCAGCAGCACCTGCAGTTGTAAACGATGACACTCCAGCAATTCAAGGAGCCAGAATTAGAAAAGCACTAAATACTCCTGTCGTTGCCCCCAAAGTTTCAAAGGCACTTAGAGACGCTGCTGGAGCAAGCGGACTTACTAATGCGGATAAAATAGAAAGCCTGATTAACGCCTACATTGCAAAAATAACAAAAGCTCAGGCAAATGCTATCTTTACTAAGGCTGGGGTCACTGGATTTGCCCTTGGAGGAAAGGTTCCAGGGTACATGAAAGCTGGAGGATTTGCAACAAAGCTATTTAGTATGTTTGCTTCTGGAACAGACACAATCCCAGCAATGTTAACTCCAGGAGAGTTTGTAGTTAAGCAGCCATCTGTTGATAAATTTGGACTAAGAAACCTTCAGGAGATTAATAGGACTGGATCTCTTGCAGGATCTGGCGGTTCAGTGTATAATTATAGTGTTAATGTTATGGTTAAGTCAGACGCAAACCCTGACGAAATTGCTAGAGCCGTTAGAAAACAAATTCACGGACTAGACGATCAAAGAATGAGGAGCAATAGGTTCTAATGGCTACATCAAACTATATGCTAGGACGCAAAAAGTATGCTAGGCCACAAGCTATGTTGTGGTCAGAAAACCCTGGCACTCTTCAAATTGTTTCTGCAGGAACTCCACAAGAGCAAAGGTACTTTGTTCCAACTGGAAATGAGATTGGTTCAAATCAAACTGGGGTGACTGATTTAGACTTGCTAGATCAGTTTTTAATTCTTTCAGATGATAACCGATCATCTATTGATTTTAAAAATGAAAGAATTGAAAAAAGAGAACGAATGATTAATGGCAGAATGAGATCCTATCATATTGCAGACAAACTTTCAATTTCTACTTCATGGGAAAACCTTCCTTCTAGAGGATTCGCAGGAATCCCCAGCTTTGACCAAAGCACTGGAAAGCCAAGCTTAGTAACTTCAGGACTAACAAGAAAAGAAAGTGGTGCCGTTGCTAGTATGGATTCTACTAGGCTACAGTACACAACCGATGGCGGTGCTGGTGGAGTAGAAATTCTAGACTGGTATGAACAGCACAAGGGTTCTTTTTGGGTTTATTTATCTTACGACAAGCACACAAACTTTGGAGACAATGCCCAGGCCTATCTTCAACTTTCAAAATATAGCCAAGTCATAGAAATGTTTATTTCTGATTTTTCTTATTCGGTAGTTAAGCGTGGATCTAGTAACTTTGACTTTTGGGATATACAGGTTACTCTGGAAGAGGTCTAAATGTTTAAAGACCCAGAACTAGAACAGCATCTAAAAACATCTTCTGTTATTCAAAACAGGTCGCTTGTTGTTGCCGAGTGGAACTTAAACATTCCAGAAAATATTGCACGTATAGGAAACTACAGATACAGACCAAGCGAAAACATTACAATCCCTAACCCACTAGAAAGGTCTGTGTATTCTTCAGCATACAACTCTTATGACGATAATGACCAAGGAAAGTTTTATACGGGCGCAACAGACGCAGATATTGTTATTGACGGTGGCATAACCGACAATGGCTTACCAACAACTTTTTTGTCATCAAAAGAAAAAGAGTCTATGCTTTATTCTTTGGAAGACTGCATTGGTCGCTTTAGACCACGTTCTGGAATTAACAAGCTTCGGTATTTTGAAGGGTCTTACTCTCATCATACAAATGCAAGTATGGCTCAAAGACCACGGTACTATATGGCACATAAAGATGACCAGTTTAAATATTGGACATCCTACAGAACAGAGTCTGTAGACAAAAACCAAGATGGGGTTATTGATACAACCGTAGAGCGTGGAGTTGCAAATAAAACTGTAGATAGCAGACACTTTATTGACGATGCCGCTCCGTTTATTGTTTACAAAAAACAAGTTCCAGCAAACAGGCTTATCGTAAAAATGCAAACAAATGTTGGAACAATAGACTTAGGGCCTTTTGGTGGTACCTCTGGAGATTTTCAAGACCCACTGTTTGGCGATGCTAACAAGACCGTTCCTAAAACCTGGGCAATTCAATATTTACAAAACAACACATGGATAACTGCACTATCTTTTTCAGAAGATGCTGTTAGGAATAATGGTCTTTCTATTGTTGGTTCGGATGGATATGTGGAGCTTGCTTACGGACTCATTATTCCAGAAAGATATAGAGACATATTCCTGGATGCTGGTGTCTACTCTTCAGTAGGACTGCTTCCAGATGAAGCTCCAACTGGAGCAGCCTATTTAGTCAGGCCTACAGAACAAGATTTGGGAACGTACTATATTTGGATAGACGGAGAAAGAGAAAGTTTTGTGCCAACCTATAACTGGTACCTTGCTGAAGAGTCAGTAAACAGTACAACATCTTATGCAACAGACCTAACAGATCCAGTTTTATACTACGACCAGGCAGATGGCAAAAATAAGTACCGTGAATTTCAGTATATCTCTGGAATAAGGGTTGTGGTTGACACAATGAACAAAATAGACTCCACCTTTGACCTAATTGAAATGTCTCCAAGACTTGTTGCAGATATTTCAGACAAAACCGTAGAGTACTCTATTAAAAAAGCTGCTTCTGATTTGGGGGTAAGCGGTATGCCAGTAGGACAGCTGCTTGCATCTACTGGCTCAATAAGTATTTTTGACTACGACCAAGCTTTTGTTAGAACAAACACAAAAAGCATTATTGCTCCGTACATCATACAAAATACACAAATTAAGTTTTATGAAATTATTGCTAATGTAGAAGCCAGAAACGCTGCAAATGAGTTAGGTGGCATCTTTGATTACTACGTACCAATAAAAACAATGTATGCAGAAGGTTTTCCAGAAATAGACAACTCAACCAGAAAAGTATCGCTATCCCTAAGAGATCTATATTTTTATTTTGAGTTTTTGTCAGCACCACAACTACTACTAACAAACGTTTCTTTAAGTTACGCTATTTCAACCCTGCTAGATTATATTGGATTTTCCAACTATACCTTTAAAAGATTGCCTAATGAATCGGAAGCGGTTATTCCATTTTTCTTTGTGCCACCAGATTACACCATTGCCCAGGTTTTACAAGACTTAGCAATCTCAACACAGTCTGCAATGTTTTTTGACGAGTATAATAATTTTGTTGTTATGAGTAAAGGTTTTATAATGCCATCTATTGAAGATCGTCCAACTGACATGGTGCTAAGAGGATCTTCAGATTCTTATGATAGCGGTATCTTGGAAAACAAACAGGGCCAACTTGTAAACTCAGTACACGTAGATGCACCAGAGATTTCCAACATTATTGAAATTACTTCACAACAAAATTCTGTATTTAACGATGGCATTATTCAGTACACAACTAGACACATTAAAAGAACTTATGGCTCTATTCAGCAAGCGTCTCTTTTAGACAGAGATAAGTCTTGGGTATACGAGCCAGCAGAACTTTGGCAAGTTTCTCCAGAAGAAAACGTTCGGTCTAGAAATGATCAGACTGCAGATCAATCTAACTACATTCTAAGCGCAATACCACTTAACTCAGACTTAACAGAAAAAGTTCCATCAGTTTCTAATCATGTTGTTGTAAACAATACTATAGACTTGGGCGAAGGTGTCTATTGGCTAAGTAGACACAACGGATATTTTTATTCTAGTGGCGAGGTAATAAAATTTGATGCGGTGCAATATAGCATTCCTGGCTTATCTCGGTCAGAGTATGATGATGGAAGTAACGTTTGGATTTCTAGCAATCAAGAATACCAAAGATATTTTTCTAAGCTTCCCTTTGGAGGAAAAATATACCCGACTGGTCTTGTAAGAATTTACTCAGAGCCAAACTATGAAGTTATTCAGGGTGTAACTAGACTTAAAGATGGTCCAGTTGCAAAACACGGCAGAGGTCAGTTTGGAACCAAGCCTGTAGAACATTTTTCAGGACTAAATCCATACTGGTCTGACAATGAAAACGTTCGAGGATGTAGAATGCAAAGCAAGTATCTTTTTGGCTCTCAAGAGTTTTCTGGAACAACTAATATTCTTGCTGCTGGATTGTCCCAAGCAACTGCTACAAGAACCTTAAGAAATGGAATAATTAAAAATTTCCTTAGTGGAACTTATAACAAAGAGTCCGATGTCAACAGAATGTTTTCTACTCAAACTGGAACTATTCAGTCTTCTGCACTTGTTTTTACAGGAGCAAACTTTTTTAGCACAGAGAACCCAGTCGACTATATTTCCTACGTATACAAACCATTAACCAACAACTATAAGCACTTTGGAACTAGATTAAGACTAGTTGGGCGTCAGGAGAATAGTGAGTCAAGAACTCAGACCCCATCAGGGGTAACTCCTATGTATACAGTAACTGGTACAAAGCCAGACAAGAGCCTTAGCATTGGTGGGTCCTCTGCAGGGCTGGGGGTAATGGTTAATCCAGATACGAACATCGGGTACTACTTTGAAATTGCAGCCTTAACAGAAAACAATATTGATGACTATGAAGAAGCAAACATCAACGACATTCTTTTTTATAAGATTGTTGGAGGAACGACATCCGAAGCTGTTCCAATCAAGCTTTGGTCAGACTATATCGGGATTACTGTTGACGGAGGGACTCTAGCTGGACAGTCTAGAATGCTTAATGAAGAAAAGCCAACTGTATACGATCTTTCTGTAGAGTACCAAGATATTGGAAATCTTAGAAGGTTTTATCTTTATGTAAACAATAGCTTGGTTCAAATTGTAGATGACGTAGATCCTTTGCCAGTTTACAACAACATGGCCCTTTTTGTTAGAGGAGGGGCAAGAGCAATGTTTGAAAATGTTTTTGCTATTACAAAAAATTATTCTCAAAATACTGGAACAGACTTAAACCTTCCATCGAACAAAATCTTTGCAACAAGTGAGATTAACCTTAATGATTCTTTTAGAAAGTATGCTCTTGGTGGCATTATCCAGGGCTCATATCTTTCTGGAATTAGTCCATCTCAGCCACCAGAATATGACATATACTTCGAGGAATTTGGAGCTATAATGAGAGAAGCTGCATACTTTAATGTTAGGTATGACCTGGCCTACCCAGCTTTATACGCAAGGCTTTCTCCAACATTTAATAGAATAAAAGGTTATACTGTTTCTGGATTTATGGCTGGAGCCTACGGGGCAGAGTTCTTAATATTTAATGCAACCGACACAGTCTTAAGCCTAGATTCAGCCAGCGGCAATGGTTTGGCAATACAGGGAATTACTTTTACGCAAGAGTCAAACAATGAGCTAACTGTAGACAGTTACTTTTCTAAGAATAGTGATTTTTCCAATCCAGAAATAAGAGACGGATCGTTAATTGTTTCGCCAATTAAAGAAGAAAAAAGATATTTTGATATTAAAACTAGCAGACTTACGTATGGCAAAAATCAGTTTAGTTTGTCGGCCCCGTATGTTCAAACACAAGATGACGCTAATGAGCTGATGTCTTGGATGATCACAAAGCTTATGAAGCCAAGGTCAGCTGTTGGGGCAAGAATTTTTTCTATGCCAATAATTCAGCTGGGGGACATTCTGGAAATTGATTATAAGAATGAGTCTGGGGATAACCAAATAGCCTCTAGAGCAACGAGATTTGTTGTTTATAACATTGAGCACAACAGGAAACCTGACGGACCAGAAATGAATGTATTCTTAAGCGAGGTGGCATAGTGTCAGACTCTGGAAGCTTTGTCGACGGGTACAATCCAGGTCCATCTGTTAGTGCAACTCCAGCACAACCAATAACGCCAAGGACTAGGGCATCATTATCTCCAGCTATTAAAATTGCAACTCCAGATATTTTACTTAATAGCGATCTAGATGTTCCAATTGACATGCTTGCCTTCCTTGCTTTTGAAGACATTGCTGCGCTAGAGCTAATTGAAATAACTAGAAATGACATTGTCAATGGCCAGGTAGTAAATTACAGACCAATAAAAAATCTTTCTAGCCTAGCCATAAGGTATAGCCCACAAAATCTTATTGCCTTGCAAAACCTGGGCAATGCATTTTTTAATAATTTTTCTATCAAATTAGAGCAGTATACGCCAGAAGTAGGTCTTGGTCCGAATGGAACAACAGTCTATATAGATCCAAAAACTAGGGATTTAGTGGTTAATGTTGTTAATTTAGCAGATGATGAGAGGGTAGAGTTCCAAGTACTTAGTCGTGGAACCATTTTTAATGATACAATATATGTAGATAACGAACAGGAAGAAAGTTAAATGTTAACTAATGCTGGTAAAAATATTCTTGCCAAATACATTATTGGTCAGGCCCCATCTGTGGCATCTTTTATTGCTTTCGGTTCTGGAGCAGTTCCGCTTGATTCTGGAGATTCGTTTGGAGATTATTCAGAAAAAGAGTCCTTAGATTTTGAAATGTTTAGAGCGCCAATTATTTCCAGAGGCTACGTTTCTGACATTCAGCAAGCAACAATTACCAGCGTTTCTTCAAATGGGGCCGCAATTACCTATACTGCCAACAACACATTTCAAATTGGTGACCAAATATCAATTTCTGGCACAAATGTTTTAGCTTTTAATATTAAAAATGCAATTATTGCTTCAGCAAGTAGCGCTAGCTTTACTGTAAACAGCACAGCTACTGGAACATACACTGCTGGTGGAATTGCAACAAGGACAGTTTCCAATATCGTTTTGACTGCCCAGTTGCCGACAGAAGAAAGATATGAAATTACTGAGCTAGGAATTTATTCTGCTGGGGCAAACCCATCCGCAGGAACCTCAGACAGTAAAGTTTTGTATGCATTTAGTAATGCAGAAAACTGGGAATATAGGCCAAACTCTGGTACTGCAACTGCAATTCCTTTTTACTCAGACTCTCTCGACAAAATTAATGGAGTTATTCCAGACGGAGGAGCTGTTGGAACAATCAACGTTCCAGAAAAAGTATTTAAGGCAAACGCCGATAACTCAGTGCTAAACAGCATCATAAAAGTTGCAAGAAACGAGCGAACAAGGTTTTTAAATAATACAATTTTTATGAGGGGTGACACCTCTGCAGTGCAAGGAACTGGAAGCACTATGACTGTTAGCTCAACCAACTCTACACATGTTCATTTAGCTGGAACTAGCGTTTCTCTAGATAGAAATTCGGGTCAGGATGAAGTAAGGGTTGCTTTTGCTCTTATAAATAGAGAAGAAAATGCTTCAAATCCAGACGATGTAAAAATTATTATAGAGTTTTCTAATGAAGAAGGCGCTGCAATTCCACAATACGCAAGAATGAAAATGCATCTAACTTCAGTTGCAGATAATTTTAACTCTAATAGATACTTTATAAAAAGTCAAAAGCTTGAAGATTTAGAAAAAAGTGGAGGATTCTTGTGGTCTTCCGTTAGGGTTGTAAAAATTTACTCCTCAGTTCTTGTTGGATCGACATACTCTGATGATTACTACGTAGCCGTTGACGCTATTAGGCTAGAAAACCTTACAGCAGATAACCCGCTCTACGGACTAACTGGCTATACCGTTGTAAAAAATGATACTGGACAGCCAATCATTAAAGCTGCTAACTCAAGTAATTTATTAGAGTTTAGATTTGCAATGGATGTGAGATAGTGTCAGACATTGGAATTAAAAAAGCAATTTTTTCAAAAAGCCAACTTCCTCCAATTAATTCAAATCTTGGAAAATATGTAGTTAGGTATAGAATTGTTTCTGAAGACCGAAACAGATTTTCTCACTGGTCTCCTCAGTACCTAGTTTCTCCAGTTCCGCTAACACAAGAAGAGTACTCCGACATAGCCATTACAAAAAGCACTGGATTTTTGACGGTATCCTGGGAAACAGAGCCTGACCCAACCCCAACAAGTTATGACGTATATGTTGCTTGGGGAACTTCTCCAGGCTCAGTCGGAACAACAGAATACTTTGCAACGGTTTCTGGAAACTTGGTTACCATACCAATCCCACCAGCAAGAGTTTCTGCTCAGATTTGGATACAAAGAATGTCTATCCCACGCATTAGGCTAGACTCTATGACTATAGCGGCAACTAACGGAGTAGTTAGCACTACATAATAGGCTTGCGCTAGAGTCTGATTAATGATATAATAGGAGAACTATGTCAAGAATACCACTACCAGAACGAGGTCAGCCAATTGACCTATCCTACATATACCAAATTGCAGAAGCAATTAACGATATTTCTCAGCAACTTTCTCCAACAAACAACAGGTACGTAACTATAGAAACTCCTGCCGATGGAAAGCAAAGCACCATGTCTTCTGGAGTCAAGATTAATGCTGCATACATAGAGGTTTATCCAGGCTCTACAGTTACAGCAGGTCAAGAACAAACCTTTTTTTACAACTTCCCAGCTGACTATAAGTATGCCCCAGTTGCGACAGCAACTCCAGTAAACGTGGGAGACACTCCAGCAGGAAGAAGTGTTTCCGTAATTCTTAAGGCTGTAACCACTTCCCGTGTCGAGGGTATTGTTAAGGTTAACACAAGCGGATCAGCAACTGTTGGAGTTAATCTAATCATTGTTGGTATTCCAAACTAAAATGGCTTATAGGACTAGGGAAGAGTATAACAGCTCTCCAGTAATTCCTGGCAACAAAAAGGTGTGGTTCTTAAACGGATACCTTGTCAGAATACATCACCTAAACAGGTCTAACGGAATTATGTCTGTTTATAACATTATTGAAGACAGGAGTGAGAGCTGTTTGATTAATGATTTTAAGAAGAATCGTGAAAGAGCCTACACTGTAGGAGAGACGGCAGACCTAGTAAATAGGCACAAGAAGTATATGCCATCACTTATGCGTAGAGGCATCATTCCAGCCCCCACAGGCTCACAGAGGGGCGGAAAGACTGGCTGGCAGGTAAGATCCTACTATTCTGAATCACAGGTCAGAGAGCTGCGAGATATCTTAGCCTCCTATCACATGGGTAGGCCAAGGAATGATAAATTAATTACTAATGATATTACTCCCTCAAAACAAGAGTTGACACGGCGTATGGGGGATGGTATACTTACATATACAAAGACTGAGGACGGCAGGTTTATCCCAGTCTGGTCGGAATCAATATAAAAGAAAGTTATAGGGTATGAATAACGAAGAGACAAAGGTTCGTGTAGCGCTAGGATATACACTCAACCTAGGAAATTTTCAGTCACTACGTATTGACGTAGAGGTTCAAGACACCAAGCGAGAAGCCGATGGCACAATCAACGACGCCTTTAACCGTGTGTATGATTTTGTAGAGCAAAAGCTTACTGAAAAAGTTAACGAGTCTAAGGCCGAACTCGGATAATGGCAATAGAGCGCAAAGACCGCATGGCTTTGCTTTCTCGGTATAGCAAGTTTCATACCGCCAAGTATCAAGAAAAGCCTTTATTAAATTTAAATGTAGAGCAGTGGGCAGCAGACGCACTCATTGAATCTTACACTTTACCTTTTTGCTATGATCTGCTAGAATATTACTTTGAGACAGCAGAAAAGCCAACCTGGAAATACTTTGCAAACTATGCTGACAAGATTGTAGATGCACGAAACGATTATAAACGAGACATTGAGGAGAGAGCTGAGCGACGAAGACTTGCCCAGCTGTGGTTAAATGAGTAATATTGAGGCTAAACTAATATCAGCAGTTCTGCAGGATAAGCAGGTGCACGTTTTGCTGCAGGCAAACGTAGACAACATTCTTCGCACCCACAATGATATTTGGCAGTTCATTAGAAACTACTCAGAGGCAAATGGCACAGTGCCTCCAACCACATTGCTTGTAGACAAGTTTAGAGACTTTCAGCTTGTAGACGGTGTTGGTGCAACCAAGTATCACTTAGAAGAGCTCCAGGCTGAATACCTTAGCGATAGCCTAAAGGATATTCTTAGAAACACTGCAACAGAGGTTCAGTCTGGCCAGGGTGTAAAAGCTCTAGAAGATATCATTACAAAAACATCTGCTCTTAAGAAAAACACATCCGTTATTCGTGACATCGACGCTACAGATATTGAAGATGCAGTTGCCTATTATGAGCATGTTAAAAGGCAGAATGAGCTTGGTGCTATGGGAATTAAGACTGGCCTTGCTGGTTTCGACAATTACCTTCCTGCTGGAATTACTGCTGGACAACTTGGAGTGTTCCTAGCCTATCCAGGTATCGGAAAGTCTTGGATGGCCTTATACTTTGCAGTGCAGGCATGGAAGACTTTCCGATA